AATCTATATTTTCTATCGAGTTATGTACCCAATTCGATATTCTTAATTCTTTTGATTTCATTATTTATTTATTTTATTTTCTTAATTCTTTTGCTTTTTGTTCGTACCATACCGCTTTATCTAAATCACGTTCAACGGATTGTTCAGGCTTTAAACCTAATCTCATTCGGTATTTAAAAGCGTTCATTTCGCAGTAAACACCTAAACTTTCTTTTCCCCAAATTAGCTCCATCATTTCGATTACTTCTTTACTTCCTTGCTTATAGTGGTTAGGATTAATAAAGTCATATTCTTTAACCTCGTCAAACCAAACACCAGGTACATCGCTGAAATCAAACCAATGGGTAAGACCTTCTACTCTGAATTGTAATTCGTCTCTATTAACTTGTTTTACCTTGTAGATTACATCCTTAATCACTCCTATGTTTTCAGATGTGTGGCAACCTACTAACTTTTGTCCTAAATTAACCATTGCTCAAATCTTTAAATTTTTTACCTATCTCTTTTTCATTAAAGTAACACACAAAGTTGTTATCTGTTGTTACACTAAAATATCTGGACGTTCCGAAGGTTTCAGTTCGTTTAATTGTGTAAACTTTTCCTTTTGTCATGTAGTCTATTCCTAACTCCAATAACAATAATTTATCTCCCACTTTCATAAATATACTTTTAAATTATCCAACCTATTATTAAACTTATTTTTATCTATTCTAACTACTTTTTTTACTTGTGGATCAATAAAACTTTTTGCTACTTGTAAAGCTATACCGAATTGCTTTAATTGTGATGCATTATATAACCATAAACCAACAACCACTTTACGACCTTTGATAAAAGGCTTTAAAACGTAGCCCGTGGTATCATTTCGCACATTGCCAAAGTTACTAATTGAATAAATATCTTCAAGTTTTTTATATTCCTCTTTCATAATCCTCAAGTTTTTTATCATAACTAATTTCAAACGCTCTTAGCAACTCCCTAACTTGGTCCACTGACTTAGTTAATCCAGCATTTTCTTCAATATTCATAACTCCTGTCATTTCTGTACAAACACCTTCTAACCATTTCAAGGTATTAACTATTCGTGTTTTATTTTGCATTTTAAATAACGTTGTGTCGGTTAAAAATTCAATTTCGTCAAATGCTATTTGCATCATAATATAAGCGTTCATAACCTTTTTTTGAGCGAATAAGTTATCTTGTACTTGTATCTCGTGTTTTCCTACTTTTACTTTACTCATAATTTTAATCTTTCTATTTCTTGCTTAACTTCTTGCCAGTATTTTAAACTTCTAAAATGTGGCATACTATCAAATTGTATATCGTACGGATATGATGGTCCAGATTGTATTATCTCATCAACTGCAATTACTGCGCATTGTTTTCTTTCAGTTGACATCAATCCTGTATCTAAATTAAACTTTTCAATTAACTCTATTGCTTTATCTTTTGCTTTCATATAAAATATAAATTATTTGTATTATACATATTACTATTGGTATTGTAAATAAAATTTTCATTATAATAGCTGTCATTTTTTCCACCAAAAATTTATTAATATTTCTTTCCTTGTTGCGTTTACAAATGTAAACTTCCCTTCAATCCTTTGTAACCATCCTTTATTTTCTAATGCTCTTTTATATCCACATACTCGGCATTCGATTACAACCCCTTTATCTGCTTCCCTTTGGTATTTAGAATTGTTTTTGTGGTACATTATCAATGGATAATTTTTCTTACAACTGAAACATCTCTTTAAAGGCATCCTACGAATATATATAGTGATAAAACAAATACCAACACCAACACAAAATAAAACAGGTAAACACCTGCAACTGCTTTTATGGCTCTAATCTCTTCTTTTCTCATCTTCTACTTTTTAATCGTTATACCTTTTTGTTCTTTGAGAATATCGTCGATAATATCTCGAACTCTAATCACTAATAATTCTTGTGCAGGCTCTAATTCCCACCCTTTCTTTTCAAGCTCTCTGATTATTCTTTTAGTTGTTATCTTCATCTTCTTTTTGTTTTAAACGCTCGTAGTAAATTTCTCCTATCGTTACTCTTTTTGCTACTGCTTCTTTAAGCAATTCTTCTCTTTTCATTTGGCAGTAATTAACCGCTCTAATAATTTCGTTTTTATAAGCTATCATAAATCTTTTTCTCTATTTCTGAAAGGTCTTCATACGTACATTTAAATTCCTTCATGGCTTCCTCTTCATCCGTGTAATAAGGTTCATTCTTAGCACCTAAATGAACTCCTTTTAACTTGTTCCATTCCTCACGTAATAAGTAGCAATAAGCAAGTTTTAAATCGAATTTTTCGCTAATATCAGCAACAGTGTAACCATTTGCTAACATATCAAAGATGATCATCTTTTCATCTTGCGTGTATGTTTCACGTTTGTATGTGTACGTAAAGGAAGTTTTTTCAAAATCCCCTTTGTTAATTAATAACTTGTTTGATGTTGAAATCAAAACAGCCCTTCCGTGTGTATCAATCTTTTTAGCTTCGAATTCTAAGCCTACTAAATCGGAATACCATTTAGTACTATCACTACATTTTATCACTCTTATTTGCATACTTTCCAAATTGTGCGGTTACCTTCTCTAATTGGGTATCTACCCTTCGAGAAGTAAAAATTAAACATACTATCAATCTCTTTGTCGATATGTTTGTTTGATTGTTGCCAAGTGTTCTTATAACTCATTCCTAACACCTCTGAAATATCTTTTAATGTCATTCCTGTGGCTTGTAAGCGATTTATAGCAACTCTACGCATCATTTTCCATTCGTATATGATTGGAATGCTTATATCAAAGTATTCTTTCATATTATAAATTTAAATCAATATCTAAGGATTTACCTATTGCTATACCTCTTTGATATAGTTGGTATCTTATACCATTGTATTTTTGATAAACGTGCATTTTAATACCTCTCCATTTTAATTTACCTGCTGTTAAATCTCCTTTTACTCCAAGCTCTCTTAGTTGAGGTTCAAAAAAATCAAAAAGTGTTTTGAACATAAAAGAATTATCGCCCCAAGAACTCAAAATGGCGTACTCAGGTGTTAAACGGCCAACAACGATAGACAAATCGTCATTGCTCACTTTGTTACGAGGTAAAAAATGAACCTCGATATTAACCCCGAAGATGTACTCGTATGGGAGACAAAGAAGCTCTGGAACGTGGTGAAAAAGATCACACACGACACTGAAGGTACTGTGTCGGACACTGAACTATCATCCATTAAACATGGTATTACTATGGATGTTCCTATTTGGTACCTCACAGAAGAGTGGTATGAAATATATCCAGCATCCAAAAAAGTTAAAGTACAAGGGTTTGGTAAGTATGCATTAGTAGATTTCATGCAAGAAAAAGAGTTACGTGATAAATACCCGAATGAACTAAAAGAATCCAAAGAACAAAGAGAGCAGCGATTAAAAGAAGGGAGGGAAGAAGATAAATTTTTAGATCGAATCATTGGAAACAAAAAATCAAATAGTACAGCCGTACCAATTCAATGAGTTTACAGCACAACGACCAAATAAACAACTATTCAGGTTCACCCAATGTAGCCCCTGACAGGTATGTACTTTTAGCGGGTACAATATCTTCTGTTGGACAGTTGGTAACAGGTGTTGGGACAAGTTTTTTGACTGATATTTCAGGATTTGGAATAGGTAATGTATCGTATGTAAACAACAATGGTTGGATATTCAATTCTGGCACAGGCAACTTGACCCTACCAGGCAACGCCTCATCCATCAACTATGCCAATGGTGTAAACATTTTGACATCTGCAGCAGGCACTTATGGCAATGCCAATGTTGTGAGCTTGCTGGCCACAGGAACTGATGGTGCTAACACAGTAGGCAACATTGAGGCCACAGGCACCATCACAGCTGGTTACTTTGTGGGTGATGGATCACAGCTGACTAACATCACAGCAGCCAACATCACTGGCAATGTAAACTATGCCAACACAGCAGGCACAGCGCAATATGTCACAGCCAATGCACAAGCCAATATCACCAGCGTTGGAACATTAACAAGTTTAAGTGTAAGTGGCAATACAGTTGGTGGTAACTTAATAACTGCTGGTGCAGTAAGTGCTCTGAGTGTGAGTGCAAGTGGTAACATCACCGGTGGCAACCTGGTTACTAGCGGCGCAGTTACAACCACAGCCAATGTTGTCGGTGGCAACTTGGTCACTGCTGGCCAGGTCACAGCAAACACGATCTCATCTACTACAATAAGTGCCAGCGGCAATGTCACAGGCGGCAATTTAATTACATCTGGACAAGTGTCAGCAAACACAATCTCAGCCACCTCAATCAGCACTTCAGGTAATATTACAGCAGCTAACTTTTTTGGCAATATTGGCGGTAACGTAACTGCTGCTGGTTCAAACACACAAGTGCAATTTAATGACAGCGGCCTAATTGGTGCGTCAGCAGCGTTTACTTTTAACAAGGCTGCCAATGCATTGGCAGTGTCAGGCAATGTTGATACAACTATTTTAAATACCAACTCAATTCAAGGCACTTTGCTGGCAGGCAATCTTGTAATTAGAAATTCATTCAGCGGCACATCAGCTACGTCAGATGTATTAGTAGATGCTAGATCACTGTTAGTTGGATCTACCAACAATGGTCTTGGAGCTAAAGCCATTGTTCAGGCAGCATTAAACAATGAACTGCATCTAACAACTACCAATGCTGGTGCTCCCAGCATTTATGTTGGCAAATATGTAAGTTCAAATCCCACATTTACAGGCAACGTGGATGTGGTATCCAGCAGTGTTGGTGGCTATCAAGGCACAGGCAATATTAACCTGTCTGGCAATGTATATGTTAGTCGTGATGGTCAGGGCGCTAATACTACATTTGGTAAAGCCAATCTGATTGTCAGCGACAGTGTGTTTGTCACAGGCAACGTCAGTGCCACAGGCAACATCACAGGCGGTAACATCATTGGCAATGGTCAATACCTAAGCAATATCACAGGTGCTAATGTGAGTGGCACAGTGGCCAATGCCACTTATGCTACCACATCTGGATCAGCTACATCAGCACTCACAGCCAACACTGTGACTGATGCCGCACAGGCCAATATCACTAGTGTAGGCACACTCACAAGTCTCTCAGTTAGTGGCAATATCACAGGCGGCAACTTACGCACAGCAGGAGCAGTCTCAGCCACAGGCAACATCAACGGCGGCAATATCATTGTGCCTGTGAATGGCAAGTATTATGGAGACTTTACAACAGGAACTGTGGCAGGACGCACTGTGTTTCAGACCACTGCCACAGGCACAAGTGCTGCCACCAGTTTAACTGCTGTGCCAGGACCAAACCATGTGGTCAGCAACACTGGCTTCAGCAGTCAGATCAACTTGTTTGCCAATGGCACGGACCTTGGCAATTCAGCTTTTGGACGCATGCAGATGTTTGGCAATAGACTGAACTTTGAAGTTCTTGCTGCAGGCACAGGACCTGTGGGCAACATGCGATTTGCCGCAGGTTCTGCTCAGATGGTATTTTTAAACACTGGTAATGCAGGCATAGGCAATGCCAACCCCAATCACAGTTTCAGCACCAATGAAACATATATTGCTGGCAACATCAGTGTCACCGGCAATGTCATAACCAGCAAGTTCTTACAAGCACAAGGCTACACAGCAGCCGCATTAAATGCCATCACAGGCTCCATTGGACAGATCGCTGCCGTGAGTGACAGTGCTGGTGGATCAAATCCCAATGGTATGTTGGCATTCTGGGACACAACAAATGCTCGTTGGAGTTACATACACGACAACACAGCAGTTTAATAGGAAAATAAATGGCACAAATTAGAAATCCCTTAGATGAAGTGCGAATCCCATTCGCCAAGATGTCATTTACACCCGACGTGCCATCAACAGCACTAGGGCCTAATGAATACAACGACGGACAGAATGTAGAAACTGATGTGCGTGGCATACGAAGCATGAGTGGTGATCAAGCCATACTAGATGCATTGCCAGCAGGATCAGGTGCGCCCACATTTATCACAGGTGGATTTAGAAATGATGGCTTGTTTTGGTTTGTTGTGGCCACCACAGCAGTTGGTGCTCAACCTGGTAGATACTATGCTTGGAATCCTGGCACTGAAAATTGGGAAAACATTACTCCTACTGATAGTGCATTTGATGCAAGTCAATATGCACAAAACACCAATATCACAGAAGCCTGGAACGGCAATGTGTTGTTTTTAAATGATGAGCACAATCCTCCAATGTTTTGGCCAGACACACCAGGTGCTGTGTTAGTAAGTTACAGCAATATTTCTCCATTAGAAATCTCCAGCATTGCAATAGCAGCCAATCCTGTTAATCGTGTGGTAACATTTGTCAATCCAGATTCTCCAGCTATACCTTTTGGCACCAGTTCCAGCATCATATTGCAAAATATGAATCCTCGCTATTACGACGGCACATACACTGTGATCTCCAGCACTGACACCACTGTGACCATTGCTTGTGATATTGTTCAGCCATTTGTGTCAGGCGAGATTGCTCCTTTGTATACCTGGAATTACAATCCCAACTGGTCAGGTGTGTATGCCAAATTTATGCGAATGTATAATACACCCAACGTGGGATCAATTCTTGTGGCTGGTAACCTAACTGCTACCAACATAGATACCACCACAGAAATATATCCTGTTACTGTGCAGTGGAGTCAGGCATTTGGTCTAAACCAGGCACCTACTACCTGGACACCCACTGTGACAAACGTGGCCAACCAATTGGAAGTTCCGCTTCGTGGTCCAGCATTAGATGCGTTTCCTTGTAATGGACAATTCTTCTTGTGTAGTTACTGGGACACAGTAGTGTTCTCACCAATCAACTATTCAACAACATCAGCACCTATTTTAGGTGTGCGTCAATTCAATCAAGGTCGTGGCTTGCTGTCAAGCAATTGCTGGGCCAACACAGACAAGTTAGTGTATGGTGTAGATGCCAGAGACATTTGGGTTTTTGATGGTCAAGATTTTAATGGGCTAGGCAACCAGCGTGTTAAGAACTGGTTTTATGATCAGTTAGATCCTCAATATTATGATCGTGTGTTCATGGAAACCAATAGCCAACGTAGTCAGGTAGAAATCTACTATCCAGACTCCACAGCCACCGGAGGTGTGCCCAACAAGATGTTGAGTTATAGATATGACATTGATTGTTGGAACGCACCACGTGATGTCAGCGATGCCACATTCTCGTGTGAATCACCTATCTGGCGCAACACTACAGATTCAAGTTTGCCTGAGTGGAACGCAGAACTTGGATCACGCACAGTGGTGTATGCTCGTGGTGTTGCTGAAAGCCAGATCATACAAAAAGATCAAGGCTACAGTTTCCTGACATCAAACGCCAATCCCAACGGCAACATTGTTTCTTCATTCCGCAGAGACAACATCAAACTGCTCAAAGACTATTCAGGCAAACTCATGGTGCATCGCATCTTGCCAGAAGTTGTTAACTTGGGTTCTGAACCATTTACTGAATACGATGAACGACCAATTGATCCTGCTGATCCAGCATACACAGCACACAAAGGCAACATCACAGTCACAATTGAAGGTGCCAACTCTGTAGGCTCAGCACCCACTGCCAAAACTCCTGTGACACTGGCTGTGGATGCCAATGGCAACGCAGGCGCCAATCCCTGGGCACAGATCAACCAAAACGCATTCCGTGTTAATTCAATTGTGTTGAACAACACATCAAATGCCGCTGTATGGATGTGTTCAGCAACCACTTGGCAAATCACACAAGTTGAGGATGATCGTTAATGACTGCAAAATATCCAGTTGAGCCATCGGATCAAGAAGGCATTGTTGATGCTGTAAATTATCTGTTGAGTGGTCCAGCAGGCTTGGGCCAAAACTTTCAAGGTTTTAGTGATTATAATTCAGCATATCTGTCAGGCACTGTAAGAGCACCATTTACTGTTCCTATAACAACTACACCTGCTCCATCAATGTATGTTGCACCAATCACAATCACAAATATCACTGTGCCAAACGATCCTGGTGCTATCTTCAAAGTGTTTTATACTACTGCTACAGCACCATTTCAACCAGGAGATAACTGTAGAGTTCGTAATGTTGTAGATGATGGGTCTGGCGAAGCGTTTAATGGTAGGTATAACCGAAGCGTAGTAGAATCCACAAACGGCTATACATTAGTGCAATGGTCTGGTGGCACCGATAATACTGTATGGAGTAACTATATCAGCGGCGGGACTATTGAAAAGAATATGAGTGACACAGACTTATCTACTGACTGTAATGGTCGTGTTACTGTGTATGGACCCACTGACCGAGTGTTCTTGTCAGCACAATTAAATTTAGATTTTACCTATGATTGCACTGTGGCAAGTGAATGGGATATCAAAATCAAAATCAATCGCTATATAGGCACACCCACTGACACACCGGGTGACAATGATTTTTTGTTTGATTTAGATACTAATCCAGTAGTAAGTCAGCAAATCACTCACTATAGTGAATCCACCGCAGGCTCAAGTGGCAATACTGAATATATCTTTACTACAGTGTTAGACCAACCTAGTTTTGGATACTATTGGTATATTTTAGACATTGAATTTTCTACGTTGAACCCTGATTTAGGCGGATTATTAGAAAGCAATATGGGTTCAACTGCCAGTATGACCTATTCAGGCACCAAGGTGAGTTTAGGATCAACTACAACATATGATGGTGTAACACCCACAACACTAACAGGTTCAGGATCTGGTGCTGTAGTTGATGTTACATTGTTGGAAGGTGCTGCCACTCCTTACAGTGAAGAAAACACACGAATATTCTTTGACAGTGGCACAACAGACACAGGGTTAGACTATGCAGTAGGTGATACATTACTAATCGCTGGCACAGACATTGGCGGTGCATCACCAGCCAATGATCTAACACTAACCATTGTGGCCATAGATCCACAATCATATCCTGGTGATGCAACCCCAGGAGTGTTCACTTTGGGCTTGCGCAGTTTTACAGCACAGGTAATCAAACAATAAAATTTACCCCATCGGTAAATATTAAAACAAGGTAAAAAATAAAATGGCTAAACCAATCCGTAGCATATCACCAGAACAGTTGGCCCAACTGGCCCGAATGGGGCGGCATGGTGATACAATGTTAGCACACATCAATCCTCGAGAAGCAGAGATGCTAAAGCGTATGGGGGGTTCAG